GTATAGCAACTCTTGCAGGAGATTTAGAACAAAGAATGACTACTCCAGATCCACAAGTAACTAAACCTAAAAAATTAACAGATGAGATGAAAGATTATTTATATGATTACCTATTAGATTTTATGTTTAAACAAAGAAAAAGAGAGCAACAAGAAAATGAAAGTAGAATACCTCCGTTTAATTATTTTGATATGGAAGTATGACCTTTAAGGATATAGTATGGTTAGTTGGTGTTATTCTAGCACTAGGTGGTACGTGGGGTATGACCTCACAAAGAGTATCCGCGTTAGAAAAAGACATGGATAGATTAGAAACATCACTACAATTATTATATTCTATAGACTCACGTATTGCTGTCATAGAGACAGAGATAAAACACATAAACGAAAAGTTAAAGTAAGGGGCAATTGGGGGGAAACTAATTGCCTAATTACTTTAAACGTGTTATAATCACACGTGCAATTAATACAGAAATATAATTACGCAGAACTAAAAAGAAAAGAAGGTGGATCTAGATTATATCTAACACCTGATGGTGAGTCATTACCCTCCGTTACTACAGTATTATCTAAGACACAAGACAAGTCATTTCTTAAAGAATGGAAAGCACGTGTAGGAGAAAAAAAGGCAGAGGAAATTGTTGCTAATTCTTCAGCTATTGGAACCGCGCTCCACCTATATATAGAACATTTAGTGAACAAACATGCGTATGAAGATCTAACACCCGTGGGTGTTAAAGCGAAGAAGTTCATTTGTATTATCCTGGAAAATACGCAGGCACTGCTGATATGATAGCACTTTATGATGGCAGGCCTACTATCATTGATTTTAAGCAAACAAATAGACCTAAGAAAAGAGAATGGATTCAAAATTATCTTATGCAATTAGCCGCTTATGCTATGGCTCATAATAAGTTATTTAATACAGAAATAGATCAAGGAATAATTCTTATGTGTTCCCAAGATTTATTATTTCAAAAGTTTGAACTAAGTGGTGAAAATTTTGTTAGGGCTGGTGATGCTTTTATGAAAAAGTTAGATGAATATATTGCAAGTTTATTTTAAATCCAATCAGCTAAATCTTCTCCACTAATCTCACGAGCGATATTAATTTTACTTCTTAAAGCTTTTATAATTTTTTCATCTACTGTTTGTTTAGCAACTAAATCAATATATAATACTTTATTCTTTTGTCCTATACGGTGTGCTCTATCTTCTGATTGTATTCTTTTTTCTAAGTCATAATTGTTAGAATAATAAATAACTGTGCTAGCTTGTGTTAATGTAATACCATACCCACCTGTTTGTGTGTTTCCAATAAAAAAACGAATAGGATTATTTTCATCTTGAAATTTAGTTATACATGCCTGTCTATCTTCCTGGGCAGTTGCTCCGTAGTAAGTACAATATGATTCTTTACCAAATTCTTCTTTAACTGCTTTCTCTATAGCTTTTATATCATTAATATAATTAGCCCATATAATAACTTTTCCTGTAGTTTCACCTAATATCTGCATTAATTCAGTAAGACGATTATTTTTTAATTCAATAACTTCATCATCATCTGTTTTCATATGCCCACAAGTTATTTGATGTAATCTTATTAATTGTGTCAATACATTGACAGCCGTCATAGATTTATCTTTTAAAATAGTAATAGCATTTGCTTTCATTTCACTATACGCTTTATGTTGTTCATCGGTTAATTCTATTTCTCGTTTAGTATAAATTTTATCAGGCAAATCTAAACAATCTTTTTTCAGTATTCTAAAAGAGTGAGGTGATACTAATTGCCCTAACTGGGATAAGTTTTTAAACTTAACTATTTTTTGAAACTTATGAGTCCCTCCTGCAGCATTAGCAGTAATCAGTACTGCATAGCGAGTCCTAAATGCGTAAAAGCTAGACTGCCCTAGGATCTCGGGATCTAAAAAATCCATTTGTGACCATAGATCCATAGGAGATTGAGTAACTGGGGAACCAGTCATTATTCTTCTATATTTAGCTTCTTTACTAAGAGCTAATAAGGATTTAGTTCTTTTAGCCTGTGGATTTTTAATTGTAGTGCTTTCATCTACAATAATCATTGAGTTTCCAATCAAAAATAATTTTGCAAAATCTAAACCTTTTTTAGTAGAGAATGCCTCTACATTCATTACCATTATCTTTAAACGATAATCACCTACAGTTAATATATCTTTTAATTGTGCTTTATATTTAGCACTAGTAGATGGTTTCCATCCTAATACTTTTTTTTCTATGTAGTCTGGCACGTGAACTGGGATTTCTAAATCAACCCAGTTCATATACGCGCCCTTCGGAGCAACTACTAGGAGTCTGTCTATTTTACCTTTGTTATATAATATGCAAGCATTATCTAATGCTATTTTAGTTTTACCTGTGCCCATCTCTGCAAAAATAGCAAACGCTGTTTTATTCCAACATTTAGTTAGTGCATCTTTTTGATGCTGATAAGGCTCAGTTTTAAATTTATACATTTTATCTTTCTTTATTCTTGCTTTTAATTATAGCACATGTTATAATGCGAGTCAAGAAAGAAGAAAATATGACTGTATATGTAATTCAAGAAATGGGTAGAAACATTAGATCTGCTGAAAAATTTGGAGATTTAAAAGTTTTATTACCTGATAATAGACAAATAGTTTTATCATCTGGTCCTATTTCTTTTAAACTACGACAAGAATTAAAAACATTTAATGATGATGACTACTTGCTTTTAATCGGAGATCCTGCTATAATTGCAGTTGCTGCAGCTGTTGCAGCAAACGTTAACAATGGTCGCTTTAAAGTTCTTAAATGGGATCGTGATGACAAAGCATACTACGATATAGAAATAGACTTAAACCCGACACGAATAAAATCTACTAGTCGAGTTGATAGTAATGATAGAGAAGTATTGTTTGTAGAAGAAATTATAAAGGAGAAATAGAATGTCTGACTTAATTAAAGAGATGCAAGAGGATGCAAATGCTATACCCGAAAATAACATGGGTAAGATTGGTGCAGTTGCAACAGACATTGCAGAAACAGAGGCAGAAATAGCTGCTATAAAAGAACAATTAAAAGCAAAAGAAAGCTACGCAAAAAAACTTTCTCAAGAAGTATTGCCTAGTCTTTTTGCTGAAGTAGGATTATCAGAATTAAAATTAGCTGATGGTCGTAAAATAAAAGTTTCCGAGTATTACTCAGCTACTCCGTTAAAAGAAAACAGAGAGAAAGTACATGCTTGGCTAAGAGACAATGGATTTGGGGATTTAGTAAAAAACCAAGTCACTTGTAGCTTTGGAAGGAATGAAGATGAGAAAGCTAGTAAACTTATATCTGATCTTAACGATAAAGGATATGAGTCTGCGCAACGCGAGTGGGTCGAACCTTCCACCCTTCGCGCATTCGTCCGTGAACAATATGAGGCAGGAGTAGAACTTCCTATGGATCTTCTAGGTGCTTTTGTTGGTCACAAAACAACAATTAAATCTGAATAAGGTAAATAATAATGAATAAAGTAGTAAAAACTAAAGAGACTACCTTAGATCTTGCGGTTCTCGCAGAGGATTCTAAGTCAATGAGTGGTTTTGGTACGCTTAATCTAGCAAGGGATACAGCTATTCCTTACATTAGCATTTTGCAAACATCAAGCCCACAAGTTAACCCTTCTAAAGCTGAGTATATTGAATCAGCAAAAGCAGGGCAACTGTTTAACACAGTTACACAGGAAACTTTTGATACACTCAAAGTTATCCCTGTTTTCTACCACCTCAAATACGTAGAGTGGAAACCTAGAGAACAAGGTGGTGGGTTTATTAATTCTCATGATGCTGAAAGTGGCATTATTGGACAAACTAAACGTGATCCTATGACCGGTAAAATGACGTTACCTAATGGTAACCATATCGTTCAAACAGCTTATCATTATGTTTTAATGATAAATGCTGATGGTGGATACCAAAATGCTGTGATTAGCATGTCTTCAAGTCAACTCAAAAAGAGTAGACGTTGGAACAGCTTAATGCTTTCACAAAAGATTAAGGGTCCACAGGGTATGTTTACTCCTCCTACATATGCATTTACTTATCAATTATCTTCGGTAAGTGAATCTAATGATAGAGGAAGTTGGTTTGGATTTTCAATTGAGAAAGGTGACCAGGTAACTGATGCTTCTATATATGGCGAAAGCAAAGCTTTTGCACAATCCGCTGCTAGTGGGTCTGTAGATGCTAAACCAGCTGCTCCACAAATCACAACTGATAAACCTAAATTAGTAGACGACGAATCCGTACCGTTTTAATTTAACCATTAATTAGAACTGGAGGGTTCGTGAAAGTTGAGAAGTTTAAATCTATTTTTGAAGGTTTAGATATTGCTTATGGTCAGCACCAGCCGCAAGGCTCGCGTGCTGACGGCAAGCAACAGGGTAAATCTTACATGGTAAGAAAGGAGGTAACTCATGAGTTATGGGAAAAACATTTGGAGGGAGAGGGTCCGTCTCTTGGGATTATTCCTATTCGGGCTGATAATACTACTAAGTGGGGATGCCTTGATATTGATACTTATCCTTTGGACCATCGTTCTCTTATTACCAGAATAAGAAAGTTAGGATTACCATTAGTATATTGTAAATCTAAAAGTGGGGGTGCTCACTTATTTTTATTTATGAAAAATCCTATTGCTTCTAAGTTAGTTAGAACAAAATTAACTGACATGGCAGCATCATTAGGTCAATCAGACGCAGAAGTATTTCCAAAACAATCTGGTATTCAACCAGAAAAAGGTGATCTAGGTAACTTTTTAAACTTACCTTATTTTCACAGCAATAAGTCAGTTAGGTATGCAATAAAAGATAATGCCACTGCTGCAACTATAGAAGAATTTTTTGAGATGTATGATAAGTACAGTGTAGATGATATTGATTCAATTGGTTCAATTAAATCAGAATCTATAATAGATGGCCCTCCTTGTTTACAAGCTTTGTGTAGCCAAGGATTTCCAGAGGGTGGAAGAAACAATGGATTATTTAATCTTGGTGTTTATCTAAAAAAGTTTGATGATCAGAACTGGGAAGAGATGTTGGTTAAACATAATATGGAGCATATGAAACCTCCACTTCCTCATACTGAAGTTAGCACTTTAATTAAAACACTAAACAAAAAAGATTATCAATATAAATGCAAGGATCAACCAATTGCTCCATTCTGTAATGTAACTATTTGCAAAAGCAGAAAACATGGAGTAGGTGCAGCAAACGTATCATTACAATTAGGATCTTTATCTAAGTTATGTACAGAGCCACCAATATGGTTTTTAGAAATACCATCTGAGAATGATCCTCACTCAGATCTTAAATTACAATTAACAACAGAAGAATTACAGATACAAACCAAGTTTCAAAAAAGGTGTATGGAAGTTGTAAACATCATGCCTCCTTTAATGAAAGCGCCGGATTGGCAACAACTAATTAACAGTAAAATGGCGAAAGCTTTGTTGATTCAAGTGTCAAACGACGGCTCTGTGTCCGGTCAATTTTTAGCTCACCTCCAGGAGTTTTGTACTGACCGGGCACAAGCAAGAAACAAGGAAGATATACTTTTACGTAAACCGTGGACTGAATCAAATATGGAGGAAGTAAAAGGTAAAATGGTAGATGTGCGTAGAACTTTCTTTAGACTTAAAGATTTACACGCTTATTTACTAAGACAAAAATTTACCCATTATACTAACACAGGCCAGATTATAGTCGAGATACGTAAGTTAGATGGGGTACATAAGTTTATTAAACTAAAAGGACAAGGAGTAAATGTATGGGGCATCCCTGCTTTCAATCCTATTGACTCAGAACATGCAATACAGGAGCAAGATGAAATACCATTCTAAATTACCAAAAATAAAGAAAGGCATGCGTGCCGAACAATTTGCAGTGTTATTTTTACTTAACAAAGGTTATTTTGTATTTAAAAATTTATATGGAGTAGGTCCAGCAGATCTTATTGCTATAAATGAAAAAGGTGCATTAGAAATATACGATGTAAAAAGTGAAAGCTATCGCAAAACATGGAAACCTGGGACACGTATATGTAGAAAGCTTACACAAGAACAAAAGAAATTAAAAATGAAATTTATATTTGTTGATAAGGAAGGAGAGTGCCGCATTGCCTGAAATTAATATTATATTAGGACAGATAGATTAGCTTTTGTTAGTTTTACTACTAAAGCAACGAATGAAGCACGAGATAGGGCTAAGGCTAAATTTAACTATACTGATGATGATTTACCTTATTTTAGAACACTGCATTCATTTGGTAAAAGGCAATTAAACATGGCTAATTCTGAAGTTATGCGTTCAGCTGATTATAAAAAATTTGCAGATGACTATGGTGTAGACATGACATTTGTTCATGCTGATTGGGATGACAATGGGATTGTAACTACTGATAATGCTTTTCTAAAAGAATATAATAAATCTAGAATGAAAATGATGGAACTTGATGAGTATTATAATAAAGAAAACTTAGATTTTTCTTGGCAAGAATTTTTAAGAGCACGTAATTCACTAGAAGAGTTTAAGCACAGAAATAATAAAAGTGATTTTACAGACATGTTATCTTTGTTTGTAGAGACTGGTAATGTGCCAGAGCTAGATGTAGTCATTGTTGATGAAGCTCAAGATTTATCTATCCTACAATGGAAAGTGTGTGAAAAATTATTTAAAAATGCAAAACGTGTTTACATAAGTGGTGATGATGACCAAGCTATATTTAGATGGGCTGGAGCTGATGTAGAGTATTTAATTAACATGAAGGGAAACCAACAAGTATTAGATCAATCATATCGTTGCCCTAAACTTGTCCATAATGTGGCAGATGAAATTGTACAAAGAATTATTAACCGCCGACCTAAGGCCTGGAAGGGCAGAGATGTGGATGGAGAAGTAAGACATCATGCATATCCTGAAAGCGTAGATGTTCGTGATGGAAATTGGTTAATCCTAGCTACTTGTAAATATATGTATAATGAAATGGAAGATGATTTAAGGATTCAAGGGTTACCATATAAAAAGAATGGTAAGCTTCCTATATCTAAGGAATTATTAAATGCAGTTGACACCTGGGATAGATTACATTGTGGTGAATATGTATCTTATAAAAATGTTAAAGATGTATATAGTTATTTACCTTCTAAAACAGCACTAGAACGTGGTCATAAAAATATGCAGAGTTTTACTGATGAAGATAGTGAATATAGTATTGTAGATTTACAAGATGATCATGGTTTAAAACTTACTAATGTTCCTTGGGACGTAGCTTTTAGTTCAATAGGTAAAAAAGATGCAGAATATATTAGAAATCTTCAAAGATTTGATAACATTACTGCAGACCCTAAGATTAATATGAGTACAATTCACGTCGCAAAAGGTGGTGAATGTGATAACGTTATGTTGTTAACAGATTTATCTAGGGCTAATCAAATAGAAATGGAAAAGGATTCGGATGATACGAATAGAGTATTTTATGTAGGTGCTACTCGCGCAAAGAAAAGCTTACATATTATTAGCAACCAAAATTACGGAGGATTTAGAATATGAATAAAGAAGAAATACTAAAGAAAGCGCAAGAACTTATCACTGGGGATAGGAACGATACGCACGGAGATGCATTTCAAAATCATGCAGAGATTGCAGAGTTTTGGAATATATTTTTAGATCAAAAACTACAACCAATGGCCAGTATTACAGCTGAGGATGTAGCACTAATGATGGTTTTGATGAAAATATCTAGAAATAATCAAGGTAATAAAAATAATTTAGATAACTTCATTGATATGTGTGGTTATGCAGCAATAGCAGGAGAAATTAATGACACAGGATCTTTTTAAGACAGACGAAGTAAAAGCAGAGTGGCTACATCCCACAGAGTTTCCATCAATGAAAG